TCATCATTAGGAACATACTCTTTTAATTTTTCTATCTCCTCCTGGAGTGCTGCGTCTTTTGAAATTTTTTCGTTAGTTGTTGCTGCAACTTTTTTCTTAACTGGATGTAATTTATAAATTGTATCTGCATAAATTCTTTGTAAAACTTCTCCAACTATTTTTCCAGCTTCCATAGCTGCATTAGATGGAAGTAACTCTCTTCTCATCTTCTGGTCCATCCAAACATATTTGAATAACCAAGCTGCATCTGGAATTACAAATTGTGTAGGACTGAAATGATTGATTTTTAATTTTTGTGCAAATAGAGGAAGTGTTTTATTTAGTTCTGCTGCTAAAGGATCTTTTAAAATTTGTTGAATTTCATTTTTCAATATCATGAGAACACATATAATTATGTAAGATTATATGTAAAGCTCATTATCCAGATTGGATAATATTATTTTTTGGAAATATCCTTCTTGGTACGATTAGATCCGATTGAAACGACATCGGCTTTCTTGTTCTTAATATGTCCTTCAAACCATTCGATAAAAGCTACTCTTGGATATAAAATTTTATCTCCTAATCTAAAATGAATTGGTCCTTGATTTGCCAATCTCCATTTTTTTAATGTGTTAATTGGTATTTGAAAATCTTTCTCAATGTCATGATCGGTTGCAGTTTGTTTTTCTTTTTTCCATTCATCAAACATTATTTTTTACCTCTAATAACTTTAAATGGAGAATAAATTTTATTCATTACAGATTGCTCTTTTTCAAAAATATTTAATTTTTGTTTTGTCTCATTACTTATTCTATTTGTAACTTCAGCAACTTTTGCTAATTGCATTCTTAATTCTTCTTCTAATTTTTTATGTTGATCTTTTATTTCTTTAGAGGCTTTTTCAATTTGTTCTTTTTGAATTTTCATATTCAATTGCTCTATTTCAGATTTTAATTTTTCTTCTTCTCTAACAAGAGCTGCTTGAGGAATGTTATGTTTTAATTTTGTTTTATCAACTACTGCTACTGGGTTTAATAAACTAATTACTGGAGCAATAAATGTTGGTCTAAAATTTTGTAAAATAAATTTATTTTTATAAACATCAACATAAGGATCTGGATTAATTAAATTACTTTGTCCTCTAACCTCTTCATATAATCCAAAATAATATCTTTCTTCTGTTTGATCTGTTAATTCTGGTGGACCAAGTGGTGCTTCTACTCCAACAATACATAATTCATTTAAACAATCAGCATCTCTATCAGCAGCTCTATAATAAAAAGCAACTTTGTTATGATACATAGATCCTCTTGCATCAATTTTAATTGCTTTAATATCTTCTCTATAAATATCTCTTGGAACGACAACTTTTTCTAAATTATTTTCTGCTGCATAAGAAAACAATCTGCCTGGTCTATAACTTTCTTCAAGTTCAGTAGATTTTAATAAATTAACTTTAGACCATACTGGAATAGAAATTTTATCAAACATTAGATCTACTGGATCACAATTTAATTTAGCAGCATATTCAATAGCAGTTTCTCTTGAGATCTCTCTTCCACCAGATACATGATGATATAAAGATGGAGCAGCAACTCCACTTTGTTTTGCAAATTCTTTTGTGTTTAAATTTAATTCAAATAATTTTCTTTTTAATAATGCTGATGGCGATGAGCTTGATTTTTCATAATCAGTAGTTGTCCAGGCAAACTTAAATTTCTCCTGGAGCTCTGCTGCCTTAGCTGGATTTTTCTTTTCAGAAATTTTATCCATAGCTCTTTGATAAACAGCATCTTCTGGTCCAAATATAATTAATCTTTTTTGGTCTTTTTCATCTTCTCCAGATTTCTTTTTATAAATTAACATGACATCAGCTTTACCTACTCCAAGTAAAGACTGAGGAGCTAGTTTGATTATTTTAAAATCAACCAGCTCACTAACATTTTGCCAATTACCTAGTTTTTCTTCTTTATAAGGAAGTGCCACTTTATTTTAAATACTCTCCATATTGCTTCATAAAAGAATTATTCTCATCAACATATTCCATATTAATTTGAATAGTTGATCCATTTAAACAAGCTGGATTTTCTTTGCTTAATTCTCCTGATAGCTGTACTTTTTTTGATGATCCAATAAAAACATTTATTCTATCTGAAAAAATATTAATTAATTGTTCCATATTTTCATTTGTTAATTGATTTGCTAATTTAGCAACTTCAGTTGGTTTCATTTTTTCTCCTTTTTTCATAATCCTTAATATTTAATATCTAATATCGGAAAGTCAAGGACATTATCCAATATGGATAACGAATTTGCTTGACTATTTATCTGAGGAAATTAAAGGCTTTTTAGATGCCTAGAAAACAGTATTTTGACCAATTAGTAACACCTTTTAGTTATTGGCATAGAAATCAACATAATGGCATTGCTTATTCAGATATTGACCAGGTTTCTATGTGTCCAGCATGTGCTGCTCCTCTTTTCCTGGCAGATCATATTTATAATAAAGATAATCAATTTAGATCCAAATCAGAATGGCTATATAGACCTTATAAGATCCTGGCCAAAGCAGCTAAAATACCTTTTTTCACAATCTGGTACACAGTGGATGAAAACACTGAAAACAGAGAAATCACTGAATTTCATGTCCGTAATAACCTCTCACATGGACAGAGATTAAGATTAGAGCCAGATCAGATGCTCCAGTACCTAGAGTATAAAGTGGTCCAACATATTCCAGATTGCCAATCAAAAAATTACTTATTGAAGAGAGTTACAGATACTAACGAACACAATCAAAACTTTTTACGCCAAGATAATTATGTCAAAATTTTACTTAACAGATCCTAATATAAACACATTACCTTTGACTGACTTACAGTTTAGGATTTATCAATATTTATGTGGCCAATATAATATTAAAAAACAACAAGCATTTATTCGTATTGTAAATATTGCTGGACAATTCAAATTGACAAAAGATGAGGTCCAGGAAGAGCTTATTGCTTTATCAGAAATTAAACATCTGGATTTGCCATTAATTACAATCAAGCAAGATAAATATATTTCTTTTGATATGCCATCTCATAAAAAATTCCTGGAAAGCATTGGATTTAAAAAATATCAAAGTGCTGGATGGAAAGTATTGAATGGTCATTTAAAAGAGATCCATAATAAAGAAATTCAAAAAGTATATTTATATCCAAGACTGGACCAGTATGAATTAAGAGAGCAGCTTGAAGATTTGCCAACAGAAGATTTATCTAAAATAAAAAAAGATCAATTATTATATCCATGGGTACTAAGAGATGTCATCAAAAATAGAGCATAATATAAATATATATCTCAAAGTTAGAAGAAATATAGTTATGATCCTGGATGATGCTGGCCGCTGTGAGAGATTTCTCAAAGCTCCAGGAAATAAAAATGTTCCTTCTATGTATCAGATCATAGAAACTTGTTATTTAAAATCAGAGCATGGCTATTATGATAAAAGATTAAAGTTAAGAGCAACTCCAAAACAATTAACTAATTATGATACAGCTATTGATTTATTATTAATGGTTGATGAAAGTATATCAGACGATCCTTTACTAATGAAAAAGATATTATGGTTAAGAGCAACTAGAAATAGTTATACCAACATTGGAAAGTATTTTGCCTATCATCGAACAACTATTAAACGAATGTATGAGAATGTCTTAGACAAATTATCAGATAAAATAATTAAGGAAAGTCTTGACATATATGACAAAAAATTTAGTTATTAACTATATCCTAAAATAAAAATAAAAAAAATCACACATAGGAAAACATCATAGTTGAAAAGTTATCCTGGAGCTGTAGAATAAATAGTAACTGTTTTAAAAACAGTATTGCTAAGAACTGAATTTATATTTTCTTTTTCTCTTTTTTCTTTTTTCCAACAGTAAATATTAATATTGAATTTCAAACAGTATGGTTAAGTGGAAGAATTTAAGACTGCAATGTGAAACTCTAACTAAGCAAGGCAAGAGACCTTGTAGAGCACCTGGCATTCTTTGTAAGAATGGCAGAGTGCGATGTAGAGTACATGGAGGATGGAGCTCAGGTCCTAAGAGTAAAGAAGGTAAAGCAAGATCTGCTCAAAATATAATTAACTATAATGACAAAAGAATTAGTAATCACAGAGAGCTTGACAACTAAGATTTGCCAAGAATTGATGAATGGTGTTCCACTTGCTAGACTGGCAAGAGCCAAGGAATATCCATCACTAACTAGAATTTATAAGCAGATCATGAAAGATAAAGGATTTGCCAACAAGATAACTGAAGCTAGAAAGTTTGGAGCTCAGACTTATATTGAGAAAGCAATGGATGAGCTTGAGACTGCTGACAACAGAAACATCATGGTTGTTAGAGAGAAAGTTCAATTAGCTAAATGGATCGCTTCAAAGTTAATTCCAGTTTATGGAGATAAGCAAGAGATCAAGCAAGATACTAACATCACTATCCAATGGAACAATCCAGATGATAAGGTTGTTGATGTAACTCCTGATGTTGATGCTGTTGAGGTCGGTACTACGCAGCACGAACAAACATAAGCTATGCGTCATGAGGTTTAGATTATAAAGAATAGGATTTAATTCACTATCCATTCACTAAAAGTTTAAATTAATAAAGTAGATTAAGCTAGAGTAGTTGATTGTTCATCAAAAGAAGTGAAATTCTGGAGGAATTAATTGAATTTTCTTTTGAGGTACCACACCACAAAAAATGGTGTCGCTCTCTTATACGATTAATCATCGGTACAACACAGACACAAACACATGAGCAAAGATAATAAGAAAAAGTTTTTACCTGAGAAATATAAAGAAGTATCTGCATATAGCTTTACGACATATAACAATGAGCTTGTCATTAGCTTTGATGGCTTTGAAAACCAAAACGATATTTTAGAGTTTGCCGACTTTGTATTTGCTAAGATTAAAATGAGGTATTGGCATTCCGATAATGTTCCTACATTTCACTAATGAATTTATTAAAACAAATAGATCAGGCAGCTATTGATTATAACAAAACAAAGAAACCTGAATTTAAAGCTAAATGGTACGAACTGATTAAAAAATTTAATGCAAGTTACAATTCCTTATACTCCAAGAAAACAACAAGCCTATATTCATGAGAATATAGAAAAGTTTAGATATAGCTTACTCTGTTGTCATAGAAGATTTGGCAAAACTGTAATGTGTATTAATCACTTGGTTAAGCAATCGATGACCAGTAAAAATCATCAACCAAGGTATGCCTATATAGCTCCGACTTATAGCCAGGCAAAGAAGATAGCTTACGACTACCTAGTACATTTTACAAAAAATATACCAGGTATGAAATATAATCAGACTGAGTTAAGAGCTGATTTTATTAATGGTGCTAGGATTACTCTGTTGTCATCTGAAAATCCAGATAGTTTGAGAGGAATATATTTAGATGGCTGTATAATTGACGAGACTGCACAAATAAATTCAGAGCTGATTAATGAAGTTATAACTCCAGCTTTGTCTGATCGAAAAGGTTTTATGATCCTGGTTGGTACTCCAAAAGGAATGGCCAATCTTTTTTATGATTATTACCAAAAAGCTCAAGGAGATCCGAGATGGTTTCTTTATGTAGCAAAGGCATCTGAGACAAAGATTGTAGATGATGAAGAACTAGCAGCAGCTTTAGCTGTGATGGGATCTCAAAAATATTCTCAAGAATTTGAATGTTCTTTTATCGGCAATATTCAAGGCTCTATCTATGGAGATATTATTGCCTCTTTGGAGGACAAAAAGCAGATAACAAGAGTGCCAATAGATCCAAGTTATCCAGTTAATGTTAGCTGGGATCTTGGCTATAACGATGCAACAAGTTTAATATTTTTTCAACAAATTGGACACATGATCCATATTGTTGATTGTTATGAAAATAACAATGAGCCTCTGCCTCACTATGCAACAGTTATAAAAGAAAAAGATTATGTCATTGGTCAAAACTATGGACCACATGATTTAGAACAAACAGAATTTGGATCTGGTAAAACCAGAAGAGAAGTAGCTTATCAACTTGGATTACGATTTAAGGTAGCTCCCAGGATGGCCATTGAAGATGGCATCCATGCAGTGAAGATGTTGCTGCCAAGATGTTTAATCGATGTCGATAACTGCTCAAAATTAATAAATGCTTTAAGGCATTATCATCGTAAGTTTTCAGATAAAGAGAGAACTTACAAAATAAAACCAGTTCATGATTGGAGCTCACATTTTTCCGACAGCTTACGAACATTGGCAACTGGCATAACAGAAAATAAATATAACAATACAACAAAACAACAACAACACGAACTTAACTACAAGGTACTATAATTATGGGCGGAATATTTAAAGCTCCAAAAATGCCAGCTCCTCCTCCTTTGGTCATGCCAGATCCTTCTGATACTCCTGATTATGAAGATGAGGCTAGAAGAGAAGAAGCAGCTGAAAAAGAAAGACAAAGAATGCTAAATAGAAAAGGCAGAAGATCTACAATTTTAACTGGTCAAGGTTTAACAGATATTGAAGATGAAAACTTAGATCAAAAAACTTTATTAGGTGGATAATGTTTAAAGCAATAAAAAATTTATTTAAAAAAAAACCAAAAGATGATGTGTTAGATCTTAAATACGAAATCTTAGAAGATATAACTTATGAAAATGAAGTTATTAAATCTAATGAAGAAAAAGCAAAAGCTAAAGATACTAAAGAAACTAAATCAACATTAACATTCGGTAAATAATTATGGGTGGACCTTCAAGTGGTGGAGCATCTGGATCTGATGCTGGATTTGAAAATACGCAAAAATCAAAACTATCAAAAAAAAATCAAAAGTTAGTTGATACAAACTTTGATAAAAGAGGTGCTGAAAAAATAGATCAATTAAAAGTTTTACCTCCATCTGTTTTTTTATTTAAAGGTGCATTTAAAAAAGGCTCTGAAGTAACTAGAAATTTTTTTACAGATAAAGTTTTAACTTCAGAAAAAGGAATGAAAAATTTTGGAACTACTAAAGAAGAATTTGCAAAAATGTCTGTAAGTCAACAAGAAAGCATATATAAAGATTATACGAAAAGCAGAATGTCAGGAGCTACAGATGCTTATGGAAATCCGATTGGTAAAGGTAGTGCAGATAATTCTAAATCTATCGTACAACCAAAAGTAGCTTCTCAAATGGATAACACTGGTGTTAAATCAAATTTAATTACAGCTGATAAAACATCTCCAACAAAAGTTGAAATGTCTGAAGATCAAAATATGATTGATATTAAGAGAAGAGGAAGAAAAACAACTATGTTAACTGACCTTAATGAAAGTAAAAAACCAACATTAAGTAAAAAGGTTTTATTAGGATAATGCAATCACAACAATTTAGAGATTTAGCTCGTCAATTAAAAGACAACCTTTCTAGGTTACAAGAGAAACGATCCAACTGGGAAAGCCATTGGCAAGAAGTTTCTGATTATATGTTACCTAGAAAAGCAGAGATAACAAAACAGAGAGCAAGAGGCGACAAAAGACATGTACAAATATTTGATGCAACAGCGATCCATGCTTTAGAACTGTTGGCAGCATCTTTGCATGGTATGCTGACGAGCTCTGCCAATAAATGGTTTTCATTAAGATTTAAAGAAACAGAATTAAATGATATTGATGAAGCGAAAGAGTGGTTAGAAAATTCTACTAGAAGAATGTATGATGCGATTGCTAAATCAAATTTTCAACAAGAAATCTTTGAATGTTATTTTGATTTAATTGCTTTTGGTACTGCTTGTTTAATGATCGAAGAAGATCAAGAAGATACTCTACTCTTCTCTGCTAGACATATTAAAGAAATATATATCCAGGAAAATAAAAAAGGATTTGTTGATACAATTT